TATTAAAAATATTAATCCTTTCCCCTAATGGTAGGTCACTAGAAAAAGCAAAATATCTTCTGTCATTACTCGGAAGTTTGACAACTTGAGATTTTGGCATTTTGAATAACCTCACATCAGAAACATTATCACCATTACCGGCAATTGCCTGAGAATACATTAATGTTTTATTTTGTACGTTTTCTTGGTCTGGTTCGTTTACTGTTATTATACTTTGTAAATTTTCAAAATAATCTGAAGAATATGAAAAATAAGATAATACTCCATTAGCTCCATTTCCAACAGATTCCGATGTTAAGCTTGTTTCTTTACATTGACACGCCTCACAATCAGGATATGTTATCATTGGTAACCTTACTGTAAAATTTTGTTTTTGACATTTAACATTTAACAGATTACATATAAACCCAAATGGTCTCACATTTATAACCGGTATTTTAATTCCACATAAAAGACATAATAATCCAATTATTAGTGAGTAAATAAAAAGTACTATATGCGCAACTATTAAAACAGGAATTCCAATTACTTGAAACAATTGAAGTAATAACGAAAAAATAAAAAATAAAAAATCAAAATTTCTAAACCCATCATTTGTTGGAAATTTATTAACCGTGCTTGAACAATCGTCATTATCAATTTCTTTAATTCCAACAAATCTACCTCTTCCTCCATTTTTATATTCATCAATCAAACTTGCAACAGTATAAACTTTATTAAAATTAAATTCGTAAAAAGTGTCTTGACAATCAATAATTTCATCTATTTTATCATTTTTTTTTGTGTCTGGCATTCCATCAGTATACCCCGTCCAATTTAATCCAAAATAATAAGAACTAGCCAATTGCTTTCCTTTATCAGAAGTTTTTGAATCATTTATCGGGTCTTCTGCACTATACGTCCATCCATACTCTCTAACATTCGGAACAAGATAATACGCTCTTCTGGTTTGTTCTGTTAACGTTGCAGGTTGTTGCCATTTAATTTTGAATCTATATTTTCCTTTAGTTGGGATTCCAATTGATGGGTCATGTGACACTACTTTTTCACCAAACTCATTTGTTATAACATATTCTAAATTCATCGGTAATTCAGTTAACCATACCCCATTTCCGTCTATAATATTTCCGGATTGCTCTAATTGATATTGTTCCAATATTGGATTACCGTCTGAATCTTGACCTATAGTTTGTCTTATTGCTAATATTTGTCCGGGACCTGTATCTAAATTACATAGGTTACCCATGTTATCTCTTGGCTTACAATTATTTCTAATTCTAAATTTATCAGGTGATGTAAACATAGACCCCATAAAAACAGCGGTCGGTTGTATATTAATATTCGCATCATCCCTTAAATCAAAATCAACTCTATTAATAGCAAGTTGACAAATAGATGGGTCTCCCCATAATGGTGCTATTTCTAAAGTTTTTGTTATTGATATTATTTGTGGTAATGAATTTAAATCATTTGAAGTCCTAAATTGATTTCCTGCAACTTGAGATTCTGTTGCTAATCCCATTCTAATTAAGTCTTGTGGCGTTAATGAAAATTCACCAATATCTGATAAATCAACATCCATGAATAATGTTTGAGCACCTAATGGTACTCCCATAATCATATAATCGCCGCTTTCATTTGTTTTTGCCGTATACTTATAATACTTGTCATAAATTTCAATAGCCGTTTGCCCTGTTAGTACATCTAATCTTGAGGGTAACGTTCCTGTTGCTGCGTGCTTTGAATATGACTTTTCATACGGCAATAAATTATATCTATAACCATCTTCATTTTTATCTGCGGGAGATTTATAAGGATAAATGCTAGTAACTATTGGATTTGATTGGTCTACAACATCAATAGGAATAAATACGGATATTCTAGCGTTTGGAACACCAAATCCATTATTTGCCGTGACTCTACCAACAACAACTCCATAATCAGAACAATTTCTTAAATAGATGTCCGCTTGTTGAATCTTTAAAGATAATATCTCCAAAAATTCAAACTCTTGGTCTAGTTGAACTGTAATTGTTTTATTAATTCCTTGTTCTGTTCTTATTCTATACGATTGCCCCATTCGACACCTTTAATTTATAAATAGTTTATGTGTAATTTTTCAGGGAAAAATCAATTGCCCACATTATAAATTATAAAACAATAAATGTATAAATAAACTTGTTAAGAAAAAGTAACAGATTGGAAATTTTTAACAGATACTCTAATGTCTTTATTAGGATATCTTATTTGATATACCTGAGACGGTTGTGCAAATATTGTATCATCAATTGGCCCGATTAATTTTGTTTCAGGATTAGAATACTCCATAGATGTTTCAGCCGAAGAATATTGTCCACCGACTTCATTGTAAATATTTAAACTAGCAACAGCTAAAATACCGTTTTGATTTTGTATTAAACTTCTTAATTCAGACAAATAAACATTTTGGCCTAATTGTCTTGTTTGTGGATTGAAATATGTAGACACTCTATCAATAACTTCAGATATTACTTGTCCTGAGTTTTGAGCAGAATCCAAAACAATTGCAACATCAACACTTAAGTCAATTACTTCAGCGGTAAAGATTGATATATAATCATTCATCATTCTGTAGTTAGACAAATAATTTGCAATATTTTGTTTTAAAGTATTTGATACAATATTTGTCAATTTACCTGATGTATCATAAGATAATATTTGAATCAAAATTTTATTATCATTTTCAGTAATTGAAACTTTTGCAGGTGCACCAAATTGTGCTGGCATATTTCTTATTAATGATTCGTAATCTTGAACTGTAACAGCTCTTTTTTGTGCCGAAAAATTAAATGAAACATAATTTCTTATTTCTTCTAAAGATGGTACTCCCGCCCCTCCAACTGCTGCAGTTACGTTAACACATCTAAGAGAATTAACTACAGATGAGTTTGTTACCTCTGAAGGTCCGTTAACAAAAAAAGAAACAGTTCCAACTTGATTTATAACATTTGTACCTAAGTTTGTTGCCAATCCACCACCAACTCTATATTGAATAAACAAAGTTGAATTTGGTGTTAAAGTAGAACCTAAAGAAAAGTTATTTGAATATTTTTGTAACTCTAAAGTCGTACCTAATGTTGTAAATTCATTTAAAGCATCCTGAGCAGTATTTGTTCCTCCTCCAAATGTCATTTTTTTGAATCCTTCAGGTGTATACTCTGTCATAAATCTATTTTGAGTTTGTATATATCTTCCCACTTTAATCCCTGGTTGGTCTGATACTTTTGTTGGGTCTTCAATAAAAACCCTGTCTTCCGCCAAAGCATCAACTTCATACCATCTATTACTTAATCCTAAAAATTCTGCAGTTGTTGGTACATTTGTATATTCAGTTCCATTTTTTAATAAAACACTTGTTATACCTAAAACATTTTTTTCAGGTAAAAATAATTCAAAAAATGGTTTAACATCATTTGCTCCAATAACTCTTTTAAATACTTTTGTAATACCATTAACAACAATCTCTCTTTTAGTTATTGTGTAGTTTATTAAAACATTATTCGCATTAAAATTAGGAATTTTTAATCTGTTTGGAAAACCTTGAGCATTATATGGAGATGCAAAATCAATATCATAAATGTTTTCAAACACAATGCCAGCTCCAATAATTTGTGAACCTCTTATTAATGTTCCAAGATATCTCTCATCTTCTTTATCTCCATAAGCAGGAACTGTTATTGAAAAATCAACTAATGAAACTGATGGTCTTTGACCAGGAAGTTTTAATCCATAAGTTCTTGCTATGTTGTATATTGATGACCTTTGTTGAGCATATTGTAAAACAGTTTCTTGAATACTTCTGTCAATATGATAATGTAGATTATCTGCAACAGCGGCGTTCATATCTAAAAATATAGAAAATACAGAAGCATCATTAAAATCTTGAATTAAATCAGGATAATATGTTTTAGCATAATTTAAAAGTTCAGTTCTAATTGCCTGAAAATCTCTGGTTGTATACGATATTTTACGATTTGCCATTTATATTAAATATTAAGAATAATGAAATCACTTTGAGCGAAAGTTGATGCGTTTGTCGCATAATCTATTTTAACTTTAGCGGTGTATTCTGCAGTTCCTTTACCAGGAACTCTATATATAGACCACATTTGGTCTCCTTCAATATCCCTACTATTTGTAGGACTAACTTCATCATTAATATCTGCAGGTTCTATTGTTATTTTATTAACCAATAAATTTGGCATGTATTTTTGAATTGAGTCTCTAATATCAGATTCTATTGCATCAAATGTTAATCCGTCATAAGGTTCAAATATATATTCGTATAATCTTGTTCCAAAATCTGGTAAAAAATATCTAGAACCTTTTCTAGTTAGTAATAAATTTATTAAATCTGCTTTAACTTCTTGAGATTCAAATTGAGTTAATTCTAAATAATCTCCTCTCATAGAATCCCTAAAGGGAAAATTTAAACCATATGTAGTTCCATCTGCCATACGTTATAAATATACTTTTATTATTTTTTTATTAAAGAAGTATTCCCTTTTATTCCTTTTGGTTCATACGGGCAATGTCGGCATCCATTAACAGAGCCACAACAATGACCTCTATCTAAATGATATTGTTCTGTAAATACAATACTTTTTCCTTCTATGTAATAATAGGAAGGGAGAATCTTATCTTGATTCTCCCCATTTTTAATTTTTTTTTCCATAATTATACAAGTGTTACTTCACAAGCTCCTCCTGCACATGCCACCTCACCACTCAAATCAGTGTCATCATCCATTTCAACAATTTTTGATAAATCTACATCGTGAAGTGTTTTCATTAATTCTTCATACCTTTCTTTTGTACAGTCCTCAAAAGGTGCTTGAATGTAACTGCCCCCGTCATATGGTAGAACTGATAGTCCATTGTAATGGTCTCTATTTTCCCACATCCACTCACCAACAGCAGGCCATTCATGTTCTCTTATTGAGACTGTTGCCGAAACATTATGAGAATTGTTTCCGTTTCTATGTCCAGGTTTAATCCATTCCATATGAACTTTTTTAACTCTTTCAAGAAGTTGAATTGGTGATTCATTTCTCAAAATAGAACCTTCAGGTGATTTTTGTGGAATACCAATAACAGCAGTATCATGTGGTCTAAAATATTCATCTTCAACTAATTCAGGATGGTTATTTTTTAAATGAGAATAAATTGCCTCATTCTTACCAACTCTAACTCTTCTGATGTAATATTCATTATGCCATGCATGAATTCCACTTGATGTTCCTAAAGTTAATGATGTTGTTCCTGCTGGTTTAACAGTTGTTGTTCTTGCCGCAGGATTAATGTTCAATAGTTCTGCAACTCTTTTATTTTCTTCTTTAACTATTTTTGCTGCAGATTTCATATCTAATTTTAAAACAGCTCCAGAACCAATACCTGTCATTGAAATTCCAATCAAAGCGTCTTTTTCAGTTGTTCTTTGCCAAATTGGTCTTAAGTAATGGAAGTTAGTGTATCCTGCTTGTAATGTTCCAATAAACGTAGCCGCTCTGACTCTATCATTATAATCTTCTTGTGATACAACATTAGACACATTAACCTCTGTAAGATTACAGAATTGGAACGGTCTAAGAGCAATTTCACAACAAGGATTGGTTCCCCAATCTTTATCGTTTGTTAAATAAATACCGGGTTCACCAGCTCCGCTTGCTTCAATTCTCTTCCAAAGGTCCATGAAGTAATCTTTTGTGATTTTGTGTCGGAGCAACACAGCTGAATTATTCGCTCTTCCTCTTTGGGCGTTTTGTTCCCACCAAGCACCTGTTTTAGAACCAATCATTTCGTCATCAGTTGCTGAGAACAATGAGATAAGTGCAGCTCTTCTAATACCGCCAGCCAATACTGCATCTGCAATATGACAAACCATATCATGAACTTCAATTGGTCTTAATTTTTGGCCATTATCTTTTGAATCAAGAATACCTTCAAGTTTAATAAGGCATTCTTTAAGTGGTTGAGGACCAGGAGCTTTACCTCCTGATGTTACAAGTCTAGCACCTTTAGCTCTAATATCACTGAAATCAAATTCAATGTGAGAACCACCAAAGAAATATGATTTAACTAAAACTTTTACAGCATCTGCCCATCCTTCAATTGAATCAGCAACTAACCATCTTCTACTTCTTTCTTTATTTGGTTTTTGAATTTCGGGTAAAACTTCAACATGATGTTTTTGAACAGAATATCCAACACCTGTTCCTCCCAATAATAGAAACATTATTTCAGAAAAAACTCTCCAATCATCTATAGGTGCGAATGCACAATTATAAATTCTGTTAGGTGAAATTTCAATAGGTTTACCAGCAAATTGCATAGACCTCATTGAAGGTAATACTTGCTTCTTGTAAACATACATGTAATTTTCACGAATCTCTTTTTCTAAATTTGGATAATTTTTAATATGCATATCCATGTTTCTTGTGACCAATTCTTGCCACGTTTCTCTTCTTTTTAATTCAGGTGTATATTTTGCGTATTTCATGTATACGGTAATATCACTAAGAATTCTGTTTGAAATGTCCATTTTTTGTTTAAATTTTTAAGTGTAATTTTTATTAAAAAATCGTCGATTTTAATAATAAATATGTGGTTGTACGCAATTATACAACATATTTAATTAAAAAAAAATAAGTTTTTTTTAAAAAAAGTAGATATTTATTTACCTATTTTTTTGTCCTTCTCTTTCTTTTCTTTTCTCCAATAATTCTTTAACTCTGTCTTTTTTTCTTTCTTCTTGTTGTTCTTCAAACCCTAAGAAAGTTACTGAACTTTCAGTATCAATTTCAAGAAGCTCATTGTTGAATTTACAATTTTCAAATACTACACCGTCTTTACCAATTCTTGATTTAGTAATTGCGATTGTAGCTAAATTCATTTCTTTTTGTTGTAAAGATTTAGCGACTGTTATGATAACATGACCTACCTGAGCCTTTTTAATTGACCCACCCATTTGGTCTGTTGTTACAACATCTGACGATATTGATGACCTATTACCTTGTGTTGCTGTCCATCCGACAAGATTTAATTCATGACACATAGATTCAAATCCTCTCATCACAGAACCTTCGGCTTTCCATTCATCTTTACTTGAACTTTCAGGTAATACACAATCAATATAATCTAAAAGAATTAAATCAATTTTTGTACCATCAGCAATCATCTTCCTAACTTGATTTTTAATTTGATTCATTGTCATACTATCAGAAGCTAATTTCTTCAAAATTAATTCATTCTTCATAGTATCATGAATATCATTAATCTTAGACATAACCTCTTCTTTATGAATTACTAATTCATCGGGAGCAATTCCTGTCCAAAGAGTAAAATGTTTTCTTTGTACAATTTTTGGATTGTCTTCAAAAAATATTTGAATTACATTATATCCAAGATTAAATGCTGTGTTGGCAATCTTTGTTAGGATGGTTGTTTTTCCAACACCCGTAGGAGCTAATATAACACCTATCTCTCCCTTAGCCAATCCTCCCTTAAGTAGTTTGTCTATTCCTGGTATACCTATCGGTATAGGGTGTCTAAAATCCTCATCAAGTACAGTGTCCAAATTAGAAAAAATATCTGTTATTCCAGTATCTCTTTCTCCAACTTGCAAAGCTTCTCTAACTAATCCTTCAACTTTATCATAAGATTCAAAATCACCCTCATTTATAATCTTCTGAGCTTTGTCCATGGCCTTTTGTAATTCCTGTTGTTTACAGAATTTTAAAGCCTTTTCTTGTACAAAAGTTACTCCTTCAAATGGAGCTTCTTTAACTTGTTTTAATGTGTCTAAAACAATTTTAGCAACAAGTTCTTGGGTGATTTCAGATTTTACAATTTGTTCAAGAGTATCAAATGTTGGTGTTGATTCGTACTTTGAATAATATTCCTTTGTCATTTGTAAAATGATTTTGAAATATTTGTTGTCAAAATAAACACTCTCGATAACATCCATTATTGTTGAAGAGAACTCTTTGTCTACTATAATCTGATTTAATAACTGTATTTGGAAAGTGTTTCCTAAATAATCAAAATTTTTATTCATAATATTATTGACCCCTATTAATTAAATACTTACATACTCAAATCAAATTTCAAATATTTGTAACTTAATTTGTCATCTGAAAAGATGTCAGTTAAGTCTCTAAGTACATCTTTTAAAAATGGTCTTACGTCAACTGTATAACGAACTTTTGGCGGAAACATTTTGCCATCAAAAATTCTATGACAAATTGTCTGTTCTCCAACCTTAACAAAAATGTTAAAAATCTCAGGTCCTTCAGTAAAAGATGTCTCCATTATGTTTGGGTCAGCCATAATTGAATCAACATTGTCCATCATATAAACAACTGTCTTCATCTTTAAATAATATTGGAGGTCTTCCTTAAGGGATTTAATATACTCATATAAATCCACAGAATTTTTTGCCTTTGGATTATAACCTCTAACATTGAAAAATCTTTGTACAATAATGTTGTCATTTAGTGTTAAAAGAAATTCCATTTTTGTAATGTCTTGCTCTTTAATTGTGCTCATTTTTTTCGTTTTTCTTTTCTTATTAATTTCATGAATGGTTTTAGGAAATTTATCCAAGCCTCATCATTTTTCGGAAGATACTTAAAAAGTCCGTCTTCCATCATAAATCTCATTAAATTTTTATATCCTCTATCGGATGGGTCAATCGTATCGTTTAACATTTGTTCAACTAATTCTTTTGCATCATCAGTTATTAAACATTCAGACAAATCTACGATTTTTTTATTTGTCTTATAAAACTCTTCTCCAAGTATACCATTTTTTGTTTTACCAGTCAAAATATTTGATAAACTTTTTATAGGTTTTTTTTGCTCGATTTTTTGGGCATAACTTAAAATTTCGTCAATAGTGCATGATTTTTCAATCATATCTGGAAATAATTTAACTAAAGTTTTTTCACCCAACCCTTGGATTCCATCGATATTATCTGACTTATCTCCAACAAATATTTTACATAAAGCAACATTATAATGTGGTATGTTAACTTTATTTAAAGTAATCATATCTCCATATTTAAAATATGTTTTAGATATCGGAGAATATATTGTTACATTTTCGGAAATTAATTGTGTTAGGTCTTTGTCTGCGGAAAATATAATTATTTTTTCTTCTTTAGCAATCTGACAATAGTAAGCAATTAAATCATCAGCCTCATTATCATCAACTTCAATTTGTCTAACAAATACTTCTTCTAAATATTGTTTAACTCTTTCTCGTTGTTTTAAATATGATTCATAACTTTCATCAGTACCTGTTTGAAAACGATTTGCTTTGTATTGAGGGTATATCAATTTTCTGGCAACTGAGTTTGATTCTCCGTCCCACATAACAATCACTTTATCGTGATTATGTTCCTCTAAAAACTTACGAAGTATATTGATGAAGTGATACACTCCACCAATATGATTACCATCGTAAAAAAGTTCCTTAGCTCCGTGAAACCCTATCTTAAAAAGATTGTTACCGTCTACTAAAAGTGTTTTGGTCACTTTATTTATTTAATCCGTGAATAAAATTTTGTTTCCTTTCTTTTTTTCCATCTTTAAAATATTTTTTATTCGGTAATTTCATCTTTAAAATATTTTTTATTCGGTAATTTCATCTTCAGTTTCATCAAGTTTAATTTCACCATCACCACTAAGTATTCCATTCCAATATTGGGAATATTCTTTTTTGTATTTTTCCAAAGCTTCTTTAGTGTCTTCAATATATCCTTGTGGGACAGCTATTATTTTACCATCAGAATAACCTAATCCATTCACATGATTCTTTAATATTGATATTTTAGTTCTAATCGCATATCTAACAGTTCTTCCTCCTTTAGTTGCCGTAATATGATTAATACCTGCACTTGCTTGATTACCAAAAAGGAATACTAATGAGGACGCTAACCATACTGCTTCGCCGCCTTTACTCTTAATAGTTGGTTGACCAAATGGATTATCAGGAAGAGCAACCCATGGTTGATTAACCACAACTAAAGTATTATAATACGCATAATCTTCTTTTTTTGATTTAGAAATTCTTGAGTGAACTCCCATACCAATTTTGTCAGCAAGTGCTGCGGCGTTATGCATTTTTCCACCTCGGCCTTCAAATGTCATCTTACAAGGAACACTTCCTACAGAATCCCAAAGAAATAAAATAGATTGTTTAATATCTCCTTTTTCTTGAGCATCAATAACTTCATTAATAAAATCCGTAACTTGTTCAATATAATCAAATCCATCATTAAAAATAAAATCACCATCCCACTCATTATCATCATTCTTATTAGCTTGTAATCCTAACTCTACCGCATGTTCCCATGACCATTTCTTTTCTGTAATAATAAAAACAGGTAGATGACCTTTCTTTTGTGCGTCTGCCGCAGCTAATATCATGGCAGTTGTTTTAGAACTATTACTATGTCCCAAAAACATATTAATACCACCCATAACAGGTCCAGGTATTCCACAAGCATTTAAAAACGCTTCACCACAATTGTAGTAACTTGTTTCTTTATATTTTGTTTTGGTTGAAAATTTGTCTTTGAACCCACCACTTTCTTTTTTCTTAATTGCCATTTTATATTTTTTTAATCGTAGATATTTTTATTACAAATAAAATTATCATGTATGGTACCATATAAGATACCATACATGATATTAATTTTATTAAAACGGTAAATTCTCATCTGGCTCATCATTATCCTGTGGGTCAACATAACCATCTTTAGATTTTCCACCACCAACAGATACTGTTGATTCTGTGTTATTCTCATATACATATCCACCCTTATCCATGTCCCAACGTGGTGTTTCTCCACGAGCAATTGCTTCAAGATATTCAACAGGTTTTTTAGAATACACATCAGTCCAAGTTTCAAGGTTGTTAATCCACTCTTTAGCTTGTGCAGGTTCTGCATGAACAGGTGTTGAGTCATCATACATTATTGTTGATACGCTAGTATATTCTTTACCTTTGCCTGTCTTTGATTTAGTTAATTCAATAACAAGGTCTCTTCCTTTTTCAGCGTCGGTAATATCTCCTTTATTTCTCCAAATAGGAATAATCTTATCAAGGATACCCTCATTTTTATAATTGTGTTTAAAACGCCAAAACTTTGGTCCGTCTTCTTCATGGTCTCTGTCGATAACTTTAACAATATAAAACTTACGAGATTTATATTGTTTTGCCAATTCTTTGTCAGATTCTTTTCCAGTTGACATTAGTTCTTCGTAAACCTCATTCAAAGGTGAACGCTCATTGTCATTTTTTCCTGGGTCATAGAACTTTTGCCATTGTCCACCAACTTGAATCTCATGATACCAAGCTTCTTTAAATGGAGAAGAACCATCAGATGTTGGGAGAATCCTAACTTTTCTTTGTCCTGTTTTTTCTTTATCTCCAAGAATAAGAGCGAAATACTTTTTCATTCTTTCATCTTGAGACATTTTTCCTTGGGCCCCGCCCGATGATTGTTTTGATTTTTCATACTGTGCCAATACGGCGTCTAATGCATTACTCATAATTTTTAAATTAAATTGTTTATATTATTAAATAAATATAGTAAATAATTGAGCTTATGTCAAATAAAAAAGGTCACCAAATGGTGACCCTTTAAAATAAAAATTATTTTTATTACTGTTGATAATTATTATCCTCACCGCTATTAGGTTGGAATGAATTTTTAATATCGTTACTATTAATATCGGTTACTTGGTCTGAAGTTAACACATAATCATTTTTTCCTGTTTTTTGCATTTCATCTTGTTTGTCGTCAAAAAAATCTGTTAACTTTTGATTGAAGGGGTAAGAGTCGTATGTTCTAAGTTCCAATTTTTCTTGTGGAGTCTTTTCTCTATACTTTTCAATTTTATTTTCAAGAGTATTAAGTTTATTCATTATTGCATCCATCTCAGATAATTTTTCTTCCATTTTAGAAATTTGGCTAAAAAGGTTTTCAAAATATTCATCTTGCTTTTTTTCAATATTTTTTTGTGAGTCAACTAAATCAGTAACATCAAGTTCTTCAGATTCTAAACTTTCAGTTTCTTCTGATTCACCATCGTCATCTATTTTTTCAACATCCTTATCAACATCAACATCAATTACTTGAGGTGGTGTTGCAGTTTCTGCGGACGGTACTCCTTCAGGTGCTGGTGGAGCAATTGCCCCTTGTTCTCCAGGTGCTGGTGCCAACGCACCTAAATCAGCTCCAAGTTCTTCTGGTGGTAAAGGAGCGTTCTGTTCTGTAATATAATTATTGATACTTCTGTATCTTTCAATTTCGTTTAATATTTTTCTATCTAAGCTCATATTTTTATCCGTTTAATAATTGTTTTATTCCCTTTGCGGTTTCAACTTTAACTCTTCTGTTTGTAGTAACTTGATGACCAGCCCTTTCAATAAGACCGTCTCTTTCTCTTACTGTATAACAATCTCCTGTATCTAAATCACAAACTTCTTTTGTTCCGTTTCCATTATCTTCCTCAGAATATCTAACAGATTTTCCAAGATAATTGTCTAATGTTGATTTTAAATTCATAAAATACTTTTTATATAAATATACGGTTAATGGATTAAATTATTTCGGGACATACACAAGTTTTGATGCGCTAGTCACCACTATGTTTTTTGAACTACTAATAACAATATTATTTTCTTGTAAAACATTTTGTGCCGGTTTAGGTATAGAAACCACAATCATTTCACCACTAAGAATACTAACACCTGTTGTCACTAAAATA